ATTACGGGCAGTATGACGGAACACTCGATCCTGATGTGATGATGCTACAGTGTGAGTCCATCAATCAATGGTATGCTTTCTACATGAAGCGCATCAATGCCACACACTACCACATGACTCTTAACAACACCACTTACGTCTATTCAATTAAGGAGGCCGAACATATTAGGCGTCTCTTTTTTTACGAAATGATACACTCACAGCAGCTTGTATACAATTGTCTGCACCAAAAACATCCTGTATGTATTCCCAATTTGTCGGTTCACCTATAAGCTTAAATGCTCTATTCAACTTTAGTTGTTTGTGCATCCATGCTTGTAGTGGTTTAAATAGTGTCATCAAGTAAGGATCCATTTTTGAGATCACTCTCACTTTCAGTGATTCAGCTAGCCCATGCAGTATTGCCTTAGGTCTCTCGTCTGTTCTTGCGAAGTTTTTAACCTTCTCGAAACAGTATTTGAGAACCTTAGTGTACTGCGAGGACCGTTGCACCTCTCTGTCTATGATATTCGGTACGTTGGCAAGACTTTCTAACTTGCCCAGCTTTATAATTTCCTCCATTCGTGATTCTTTAATCTCGTAAGTGTCGGCTTCCTCCATGTATTGCTGCTCGAGTGATTCCTTCAGTCTTCTCGATTCTGTTCCATCGAATAGTTTCCTGAATTCTGGATCACTCATCAGTGTATACACGGAACCACCATCCATGCTGTTATCAATATAATTAGCACTGGTTGAAGGAATTATAGCTGGTCCAAAGGTTTTTGGATCAAATTCTCCAACTAAAACCTCACGTACTGTTTCTATTATAGACTCCCTGATTGTTAAGAGAGTTTTACACTTATTTAAACTAGACATATTGTGATTTATCTCCTCAAGTACCCTCCTTTCCTCTCCGTAGAAGCCGATGCCATATTCGTTATTGAGATAATCTACGATTTCTTCTAGATTGTCCTCATACGGGTCTGGTTCATTCCAGTCTTCTGCCTCTCTTTTTGATAATAGATACTCACTATTGGTTCTTACAGCATCTTCGAGTTGATCGATCCTACATTCGAGATTTAATACCTCATGTAGGGTTGGGTCCTTGTTGGCCCCGGTTAGTGCTTCAAATGTGTCGGACATTCCTTGCTCCACCATCTCCTTTGGGACGGGGAACAGTGAGCCTTTTAGACTCCTGAATCCTTGTACTAGGTTGAACAAACTAACCCCCTTGACCTTTCCACTCAGGATCTGTCTTATAAAACGGCCTGGCCGTCCACCCAATAGATGTTTCCGCTTATCTTGGGCATCGATTTCATTCATGCCTTTTGGTAGTGGGATTTCCTCCGGAGCCTTCATCCAGTAGGCCGTGAATGCATCAAGCTTAAACTTGATGTATTTCACGGTTCCTACCGCTTTATTGCTCTGGAAACGTTCCCATTCCTTTTGCTTCTGTCTATTATCCGAGGAGGGATCTTTCTTATATCCCAGGGTCCATAAGTAATCGACTAGTTTGTTATAATAGTCGTACATACAGTTTTTATCCTTAGTCTCTTGACTTTCCTTTTGTTTTTGCTTTTTATTGTTTTTTTGTTTTTTGATTCGCTGACTGTCCCGGGCTTTCGCTCGGTGCTTGTCTTTTTGTGTCTTTCCGGCTCTTTGTCGGGGAGGCATTCCTACCAATGGGTTGGGCTTTCTGCTCAACGTTGCGTTTTCTTTAAGTGGACG